GCTCATTATGTCAGGGCGTCACTCCTGCTCACCTCCTTCCTCGTCAGGCTCGAAGATCGCAGCGATCTCCTCGCGCGGTAGCTCTTGGCCTTGACGGACGCAGCGCACGTTTGTCTTTCCTGTTATTCTGATGTACCTCTTGACGATCACGTCCGTGAAGGCCGGCGTCAGCTCCATAATGTAGGAGGGCTGCCCGTATGCCTCGCAGGCGGCCAGCGTCGTACCTGAGCCGCCGAAGAAGTCGACGACACCGTGGGCCCATTGGGTGTTGTCCAGCAGCGTCTCGATGATCTCGGTCGGCTTCTGTGTCGGGTGGAGCTCGTTGCCTGTGCGGCTGCACTCGATGACGTTGCCGTAGCCCTTGTGGTTGTCAAACTTCGGCTTTGTCCTGTGGGCGAACATTATGAGCTCGTGCTGCGTTCTCCAGCCGACGCCCATGCCCGGGCTCTTTTTGTTCCATACGATCATATTCTTGACGCCGAGGCCGCTGCTCTCGACGATGTCGAACAGGTATACCCACATGCGCCAGTCGGTGAAGATATAAGCCACGAGCACGGGCAGATCTTGGAGCATGGCCTTCATCAGGGCTTGGTAGCCTCTGGTGCTGAGGGTATCGTTTGCAATCTTCGGCAGGTTGCCATCCTTCCGATCTGTTCCTATGCTGCCGGCGCTTCTGCCGCTTTCCTGAAAACCGCCCGAACAGTATGGCGGGTCAGTTATCAGGATCTCCGGCGTCGCTCCATCGAGTAGGAGAGCGCGGTCTTTTTCGCTCGTGCAGTCTCCGCAGACGACGCGATGGTGCCCGAGGATCCAGAGGTCGCCACGCTTCGTGACTGGCTCTGTCGGCGGGTTGATGACCTCGTCCGGGTCTCCCTTCGGTTCCTGTGCGTGGAGCGCCTCGGAGAGTGCCGTCACGATGTTGCCGTAGTCGTCCTCGGTGTAGCCGCTGAGCATGAACGGGATCTCGCCGGTGTCGATGTCGGCGAAAACCTCGGCGAGCATCTTGTTGTCAGTGGTGGCGAGCTCCGCGATGCGGTTGTCTGCCGTCAGATCGGCCAGCTCCTCGGCCTCGCTTGCGTAGTCCTGATAGTCGACCGGGGCGTCGGTCAGGTCGTCGAGCTGCGCGGCCATGAGACGGCCGTGGCCCTTGGTGACGAGCCCGCTGCGCTTGCTGACGGTGATCGGGGCGCGCCAGCCCGTCGCTCTGATGATAGAGGCGAGGAGCTTGATCTGCTCTGGCGGGTGCTGGTTGGGGTTCTTGGGATTGGGCCGCAGATCCTTCAGCGGGACGATGGCGTCATGTGCGCAGAACACGGGGACACCGTCGGCGTATGCCTTCGGCGTGGCCGTGGTGCTGTACTCCTCGATCTCGGGGCCGGTCTGCGGCTGTGGTTTATTCATGGCTGTCACCTCCTGCTGAGAATTGATTTTCAATCCACTTGTGGAGGCTGGAGTCCCGCCAGTTGTTTCGGCCGTCAAGACGGTTTTTCAGCCGTTCCAGCTTCGCCTCCTCGATCTCCTCGGTAGATCGGTGGAAGATGATGCGGAGCTGGTCGAGCATGATCTGGACGTCGGCCATCTCCTCGATCACGTTGCCGATCGCTGCGGTCACTTCGCAGCCAGCCTGTGCCCGTTTGATTTTGCAGATGGCTTTGGTCAGCTCGGCCATCTCCTCGACGGCCATGTCCATTTGTGCCGGCGCGCCGTAGGTCGTGATCGCACGATCCAGCAGGGCCCGGCGTTCCTCCGTGGTCATCACGGGCGGCCTCCCTTCGTCAGCTCTCTGACCAGTATGACCACGAGCACGATCACGATGATGGCGAGGGTGATGGCGATCGGGATCCAGATCGGGGCCAGTACCCACAGCCAGCTCCAGTTGATGACGCCGGTGAGCTTCAGGACGATGAAGGCGACGGCGAGAAGACCGCAGAAGCCGATCCCGCCGGCCGTCGTGTTGTTTCTTTCGTTGTTCATGTATTACCTCCAGTATTATTTGCCGAGCCCCTTCAGCGCGCAGGCTGTGCAGGCGGTTCGGACGTCGGGCTCCAGTGCGAGGATCCGGCGGGCCGTGTCTGTCTGCCAGCACTCAGCGCCACAGACGGGGCAGGTGGTGAGCTGCCAGTCGTCCGTCGGAGGCTCCGGGACGTTATCACGCAGCGGCATGGTGAGGATCCCGCCGTCTCCGGGCTGGTGGGGCGAGAGGACAGGCTCGGGCTCGTCGGGGATCATGGCGTCGAGGAGCTCGTTGTACTTCTTGAATATGGCCTCCGACGCTGCGCTCCAGCTCTCGCCGTGCTCCGTGTCCTCTGGGGTGGCGACGTGGGCCAGCTCGTGCGCCAGCAGCTCAGGGGCGGCGCTGATGGGCGCCTCGGCCGAGATGCAGACGATCGGCGTGCTGCCGTCGTCGGGGAAGATGGTCAGGCCGTAGGCGGTGCCGTTGGTCTCGTCCCGCAGGTCGGGGACGTACTGGACGACGTACTCGATGCCGGGGTAGAGCTCAGAGAAGGCCCGGGCCACGATGGCCGTCGGGTCGTTGATGAAGGGCGAGGCCATCGGGCCGATCTTCTCGTACTGCTTCAGGGCTGCGTAGGTCTCGCGCAGCATGGCCCGCACTTCGTCCTTCTTGATGCCGTTGATGGTGGGACCGTTCAGGATCATGTCGAGCATCTTGTCGCCCCAGTCCTGCATCAGATGGGTCTCTGGCATACCGCAGCCGAAGGGCACGACGTCGACCTTCTCACGGGTGAGGGTTTTGTATTCTTTCATGGTGCTGCTCCTTTCAGAAAAGCCGAGCGGGCCGGAGCCCGCCCGGCGCTTCACTTACTGCATGACGACGACCTTGCCGGCGTCGATCAGATCGCCCATGTTCTTCAGGAAATAGTCGGCGATGTTCTTCTTGGCCTCGAGCTTCCAGATGCCGCCGTCGGCCTCGAAGAAGCCGATCCCCTCGTCGGGATCCACGCGCAGCAGAAACTCGCTCTCGGGCTGCTCCACCTCGAGGAAGGTGCGGAACGGCCGCAGCATGACGCGGGGCTTGATCTCGACGAGCGCGTTGAGGGCGACGCCCTGACGGGCCTCGACGGTCTGCGTGACGCCGTTGTCGTTGGTGCTGACGCTGTTCTCGTTGGTCATACGACTCAGCAGGTCGAGCAGGTAGGCTGTGCCCTCGTTGGGGATGCAGAGGCTCCGCAGCTCGATCAGAGCCACCTCGCGTCCTCTGAAGCCAGTGCGCAGGCCCGGGGCGTCAGCCTTGGCGCGATAGAGCGTGTTGCGGGAGAAGTCGCTCAGGTAGGTGGTCATCACCTCGACGGTGTCGTTGCTCTTGACCTGCACCATGATGGTCGTGCCGACCTTCTCGAGCTCGGTGCGGATCAGCTTGCAGATGCTATCGAGGCCGCTGACGCTGATGCAGTCAGGGCGGTCGACGTGGGGCGGGATGCGGGTGAGGGATGCGTCGGCGTAGGTCTGGCCGCCGATCTCGAAGATCTTGGTCTCCTTCAGGCTGACGATTTTGTCGATCATTTTTGCGAGCATTGTGTTGTCCTCCTTGTTCTGTGTTGTGGGTGATTATCCGTGCTGGACGAGCTTCAGGAGCTTCGGGGCCTCCTGCTGCGTGCCGTCCATGTTCATTTGGCCGGGCACCTGCGGCACCATCTCGGCGACGACGAGCTCGCCGTTGCCGTCAGAGGTGACATAGAGGGCCGTGGCGACGGGGTTGGTGGCTGCGAGCGTAGACTTGGCCGTCACGGAGACGCCGATGGTGCGGCGCTCGTCGTCCGGGGTCAGCTCGATGGTGAGGGTGATCTTGCGCTTGGCGGTGGCCTTCGTGTTGGGGTCGAGGATGTTCTGGATCACCTTGTCCATCTCATAGTCGACGCGCTCCTCGAAGGCGCCGCGGGCCATCGACATGATGCTGTCGCGCTGGTTCTGTTCGTTCATGGGGTTTCTCCTTTCTTTCCGCTGCCGGCCGTGCCGTACTTCTCGAGCGTGTCCTTCATCGCTCCGGCGATGCACTCGGCCATAATGGTCGCGGTCTTGGTTCCGCTGTTCTTGGCAGCCTGTTCAATGGCTGCGCGGATCTCGTCGGGCTCGTAGCCCGTGTTCTCGTAGGCGGCGAGCTTCTGGACGAGCGCCTCCTTGGTGGCTGCGCTCCAGTAGCCCGTCTTGATGCCGTTGACTCTCTCGTGGGTCAGACGTTCCATGCTGGCCCTCCTCTCAGGTGGCCGATCCGAGCGTCATCTGCTCGGCCTCGGTCGGGTTGTCTGCGTAGGCTGCGGCCGTCTGGCCCGTGGGGCCTGAAGGCTCCGCTCTGGCCCACACGGCCTCGGTGGCGTCCGAGCGGGTGGCCTTACGGCGGCCGACCGTCGTGAGGATCCCGATCTCCTTCAGCTCCGTGAGCCGCGGGGCGACGTAGTTGCGGTTGAAGTACGGGATCCGGCCGGCTGCGACGAGCTCCTCGGTGATCTCGCTGGCCGTGAGCTCACGGTTGCCGAGAGTCTCGAGGATCAGGCGGCAGCGGGCGGCCCGCTTGGGTAGTACGGCGTCATAGCTGCGGCGCCGGGTCTCTTTGGTTGTCTGGTTCATGCGTTTCCTCCTTTCCGGCCAGCTCGACGCTGTCGGCTGGCACGTCCTTGACTTCAGGCGTCGGCGCTTCGTTGCCCCACACGTCCCATCCCGGGGCGGCTTCTCGGGCGAAAAGCTCGATACGGGGCAGGTCTCCCATCAGCTCGACGATCTTGTCGCGCACTTCGGCGGGCTTCTGGCTGTGCCTGCGCAGCGGCGAGAATACGAGCTGACCGACGCCGGCGCTGATGCGCTTCGGCTTGCCTTTGATAGCGATCAGACAGGGCTCGGTATTACCTCGAGTCCAGCGGCCGAGGCCGAAAAAGTAGCCGTTTCCGCTGCGGTTCTGCTTGATCCACTGGAAGGCGATCGACTTGTATTTGAAGCCCCACGCCTCGATCAGGTCGAGGGCCTCCTGCATCTTCGGGTATGTGGCCCACATAAAGAGCACACAGTCGTCAGCAGCTATACCCCCCCCCCGCAGGGTTGACGGGGAGCTGCTTCAGCTCGTTGATGCTCATGGTCGCGTACTGCGCGGCAGCCGCGCCCGAGCATCCGCTGTCGCTGTAACTCCACGGCGGGTCGGCGTAGATGATGCTGTATTTCTTATCCGGGAACGGGATCACGTTGTTGCCTCCTTTCCGAGCACTCCCGACTCGATGCCGTGCAGGAACTTGATGAAGCCGGCCGTCGCCGGCACCTCGTAGCGGGAGAGCTCTGCGTGCGTCATGTACTTGCGGCCGTAGATCTCGGCCATATCACGCCAGACGGGCCACGGCACGCGGTAGAAGTCCGTCAGGCTCACGGAGACGAGCACGAAGGCGACGGCGCCGAGTTTGTGATGGGCCTCGAGGTCGTCCTGCTGCTCTTGGGTGAGCCGGCGCTGCTCGATGCGCTCGTCGTCGGTGTGCTTGGCCTCGAAGTAGATGCTCCGGCCGCCCTTCAGGGTGCCGCCATAGTCCGGCTGGGCCTGCTTGGTGTAGCAGGCGAGAAACTGGCCCTTGCGGTTCTTGGCGCCGAGGGGCTTCATGGGCTCCGGCGTCTTTTCGATCTTGGCGAGGCCGCGGCTGAGGTAGTAGTCGCACGAGGCCGAGATGATATTCTCGAAGTAGCCGCCGGCGACTCTGGCCTGCTTGCCGCGGATCTGCGCCATCATGTGTTTTTCGGCTGCGTAGGGTGTCGGGTCGTTGTAGCCCTCCGCGTTCTTTCTCGGGTCGTACTTCGTCACGGCGTTCAGCCTCCGATCTCGATGTGGACGCCCGGATCGGAGATCAGGCGGTCGGCGATCGTGAGGATGGTGGCACCGTCGAGGTGGACGTGGATGGAGCCGCCGCGGGCAGGCAGGTGGATCGTCACGCTGCCGATGTTGGGATCGTCCTCCTCGCCGCTTTCGGGCTCCTCGTCAGGCTTCAGCTCGCTGATGGCCTCGAAGCCGTTGCGGACGGGGATGCCGTGCGCCTTGGCGAGCTCGATCTCCGCGGCCATACCGGCCGAAGGGTGGTCACTACCGAAGGCCCACAGCTCGGAGCAGCCGAGCACCAGCTCGCTGCCGATCTTCAGGGCCAGCTCACGCTCCTCGGGGACGTTGTCGTCCATGAACTGCGTGAGATAGATGTGCGGGGTGACGGGGATGACGCCCTTCTCCACAGCCGCGCGGCTGTACTCCTTGGCGCGCTGGATGTTGTTCTCGTAGTCCCCGCGGCACGGGGAGCAGATGTAAACCTTTTTCATATTGTTCCTCCTATCGTGAGCGCCAGCTCTGGCCGGTGAGGGTGATGCCCCTGCACATTTCCATGAGCCGGTCGATGGTGGCCCGGGCCGTCATGCTGTCGTGGCTTTCTCGCGGCGTCATGCGGTCGATCAGGGCCTCGGTGTCGTAGTTGGTGGTCACTATGGTCGGCAGGTATGCCTCATAGCGGCCGTTGATGATGTTGTAGACCGTGGAGATCGCCCACTCGGTCGGCGGCTCCTTGCCGATGTCGTCGAT